CTCCATGAAGCACTAGTGGGCCAGCGGGTTACACCGCGGGTTCCACTAGTTTTTTGACTTTCCGGAACGCATCCCGGAAGTCTGATGGAAGAAGCGTAGAGCTCCCTCCATGGTGACTAATTAAAGTCACCCTGGTGCGCGTGTTTCTACGGTCGGTGAACGGAGCCTCGGAGTTTGCACCCCGAAGCGCCGCCTGTAACAAGGCAGCATGATAACCTGCCTTCTCACCAAACCCCCTCGAAGGAGGGGAGAAAGTGATCAACTCCGTCCATTTCCAGGACCAGGTTTCCCTGTTCCAGAAAGCGAATGGAGAAGACATAAAAAGATCGTGTTCAACCTCAAACGCAGTATCCGTATTACCCTTGAAGGGTCTTACGAACCTGTATTTTGGTGGAACACAGGAACGGATGTAACTCCGTGCCTCTGCAAAATAGGCAGTGGACCGCTCATTTCGCAAGGTCTGATTATGGAATGAATAATATTCCTGTAATGAACCAGGGATATCATTCATAGTTACGGGACGAACGTCCTCACCGAAGTACCAATCTGCTCCACAGGACTCCCGAAATGGACCCTCTAAGAAGGTCTTATCCGGGTTGTGTCTGAATCCGAGGCATCGGAGTAGTTTCAATACATCCGATGCAACGGAGCTGCGTACGATAATATCATCACCATAGACAGAGTAATCCGTCTTAAGAGAGTGATACTCGTAAACAGCCTCACACACACTCGAAAAAATAAGAGTTTCCAGTGGAAAACAGAAGCCGTTCCCCATCGAGCAGAACTTCTCATAAGGTTTAACCACCCCATTAAGAAGGTAACTCGGCGACCTGATCGCATTCAAAAAATGAAACCAGGCCGGGGGCAATAGATCACGAGCAAGGCCGCGGGAAATGCTGTCCGAGGCCTCGCTCAGATCTATCGTCACAAACGGATCATCCACGGAGATAGACCCTATCCGGGCCAATCTCTGGTTACGAGACTGATCTTTTAGGTCAATACCGTAACGAAAGAGTTTTTGTCTCATCAAGACATCAACTCCTTTTTGGATATATCCGTTGAGAAGCGGCTCGACTGCAATAGTGCGATGCACCTTTGCAGTCTTGGGCACCAGCGTTACTTTGTTGTAGTCCACCATAACGACCTTGTCCGTGAGAGCCTTTTCGAAAAGATCAGGATCCCACGAAAAGTGACGAACGTTCTCCTTATTCAGGAGAAGTTCCCACATCTGAGGATTACTCCTCAGAGCGGCAAGGGCGTAAGGTAGTGCCGTAGGAGTGACGGACCAACTGGGCGCCAAAAGCTTCGACGCCAAGTGGGTAGCATTCCCGCTCACACCAACGCTCGCACCTGGGCCAAAGTCACACTTATTCCAGATATCCTTAAATACTGGAGTTGAACCCAGTACTTTTCGGATCCACCTGCGAGAAAGTTCCCGCAGGTGACTGGATCTCCTCCTTCCGAGTTTATTCTCGAGGGAGAAGATAAGATTGTACCTTCTACACCGCCTCTCGGCGTTATAGAATTTTTCGAGAGCCGCTTTCTCGGGATCTATTCCGAAAGAGCGTAAATCTCGAGGTACCTTCTTTATAAGTGCAGCTAACTGATTCGCAAGGTAATGATCCCTCGCAGTCGAATACTCTGTTCGACCAAGTGAATCAGCGAACGACAATAAAAGATCAAACCGCCGTGAGCGAACGTATCCGTTCACTGTATTGCGAGTTTGATCATCATAGTCGTTCGTGTCCAGGACTACGGAGAGAAGTTTGGCATAAAAAGCCTCCCTCCTCTCGTAGAGCGTGTTACTTACGGTGACACGATCTCTCCACTTGGATTTCATTACGATCTCCAATGATCCCCGGAGAGATGCTGGAACGCGCCAACAAGAGCGCTAGACCTCAGCTCAAGGTAATGACAGCACGAAGAAGGGCAATCAACAGCTTCGCTACGAAGAGGCTGATCGGAAGTAATTGGTCAAAAAGAACAATTACTCCGGCAACCCCTAGTATGAAGCCAGCGATTATCCCCAAAGCGTGAGCCAAAACCAAAAGAAGAGGTTTCACACAGCTTGAGAGTACGTCCCTCGCAGTACATCCGAGGAAGGACAACGACTTCCAGGCCCATGGTACGGAAGAATTCTTCTTCCGGCTCACGGGTTTGGTACCAGCTACTTGAAACACGGTGAAGCGCGTCCAGGTCTAGAAAAAGACCTGCGACTTCTTCACGATGTCCTTGTAGGTGGCCGAGGCAAGGAATGCCCCCGCGTCGTTGAGGAGCGTATCGATGTCCGCAGCTGCAGCGCCAACCGGAATGCTGGTCTTGATTTCCAAGATCGCATCGCCAGTTGAGGTCTGCGCACCCGTAAGGGTGAGCGTGCGCGTCAACTTCCCGTCGGAGCGAACAACGCCGGAAAATACCGTGGTCGGCTTCGCACTCGTACGGCCAAGGGAAAAGATATCCTTGGTCGTCAGGGTGTGGGCCGGTCCGATATAACCGACGATGTTCCCATCGACGTTGTTGGGCGTGTACGACTTTGCGTTGATCGTGATGCTCAAGGTTTTCACCTTCTTGTTTAGGTATCAGTACGATACCTGTGGGTTGCACGTTAGACCTTAACGTGTAAAGGGACGAACTTGGGACCGCAGAGTAGTGGTGTAACACTAGTGAGAAGGCTAAGCAAGAACCCATTAAGGGGATGCCTAAACCAATCACCAGTAGAAGCACTCTACGGACTGATACAAAACTGGCCACCCGCCTCATCGGCGGTTAAGCAAGTTAAGGATCAGTGCGATCCCATCCGCCACTCTGATGTCGATCAATGAACCGATCTGAATGTCAAAGTGGAGGGACGGACTCAGGATCTGAGGTATCCGTGATTTCTCGACGGTTCTCTGGATCCTTTGTCCTGTACATTCCGTTACGAATGTACTACCGTTGGACTGGTACTGTGTAGACACGGCGCGATGCTCCCCTATCGACCAGGTGACTATCGTCACCTTCTCGGTAGAAGTGTATACGCCGCGCACAGGAACACCAGCCTTCCGGAGCAGGGCGCCCAGGTAATCCTGGACGTTGGCTACCCAGTCGACGACGAAGCTGAATGGGACTACGTCCCACAAAGTCGAAAGTATATCGTACTTGGTTAGACCCAAATACGAATTTACTGTCAACTCAGCATCGTAGAATATACCGACGCGGGATGTAATCCGCTGTTCAGTATGTTTTCTTATGCCGACTGCGTAGTTGCCTCCGTTAAAAGAGGCTTCCCAATCTTCAGTCCACTGACGGAGTTCGGTATGTTTACCGAACCCCTTCTGTAGACCAGAGCGTTGGGCCTTCCCTACTGCGCGAAGTACCCCACGGAAGTCCCGATATAGCTGTGACCAGCCATACCGATACGTTAGCCACTCCTTAGCGATATATTGCGCTAAGGTGAGAGCACGAGATGCCCTATCCCTATCTTTGTCGGCCTTGACCTTCTTTAGAAAGTCTTTGGCGGACTTGATGGGATTGAGCAGCAGTTGAATCGTACGCTTGAGTTCTAACAAGGAGGTTTGAAGTTGAACCTCGCTGTTATAAACTTTAAGCCACGCGTTAACTGCGGCTATCTCGTTCAGACGCTCTACATCCTCTGAATCAAAGGGTAAATCACCCTGACGGTTAATAAAACCGTTTAAGATCGGGAGGTTGCAGACCATCGCTCCAACAGAAGTATAAGTCGTGTGAATATCGGGATCCGGCTCTTTTAAATCAAAAACCGGACCGTCGATATTACAGAAATCATACGTCTTTACACTGGAGAAAGGATTAACGATAACTTCACCGTTTCTCCTCCTCTTTGTGTAGTTGGAAGTGACCACGTCTGATGTAGTTTGAGAGGTTCCGGACACAGCAATTTCCGGCCCGAAATTGGTCCAACCGAGATCGAAGTAATTACCATTCGTATCCCAGTTTTCCCGATGACGGGTCGGCATTTGATATGTCCTAGTATCTCTCGACCGCACTCTCATATTAAGGCTACTCTGTAGAGGTACGTTGCCAGTGAGCAAAATTACCCACTAGCGAAGAGGGCCGTAACGAGCCCAGCCTCAAGGAAGTGATCTAAAGGAGAGAAGGAATCCACAGGAGCTTATCCTGTCGAACCTGATCACTTTAGAGCTTTTGAGACGGACCCCCGTAAGGGGGGTGTTAACGGAATTAACCAGACAAATCGCTCCACCAACTAAGAACGGCCATGCACCACCACCCATAGAATCAAGAAAGAGCTCTCAGTCTGTCAATCCTTGCTATGTCTGGACCTGGTAA